TGCCGTACTGTTGGATATCTGCCAGTAGTTCTTTTGAACTTCCGTAGTAGTCCATCCAGTCGGACTCTTTAGTGACCTGCTCGAATGTCTTGCGGGTCTTGGTTGCTTTCTTTACCCGTTGAGATATCTTTTTTTTGCGAGTGAAGAACAGCACTTTCTTACCGATGTAGAACTTGCCGGTCTTTGTGTTGGTGATTTTGTACACAAACCCCGTAGCGCCTTCAGGCAGTTGCTCAATAGAGATCACGGGTGATTGTTGGTAGTACCAGTAATTCATGGATTCAGTTTTTTGGTGATCAGAATCAGCAAGGTGTCTTTTACTTTGGTTACACCGTGTTCACGCACAGCGTCTGCAATGTCTTTTTCCAGCGGGATGTACAGGAAGTCTACTCCGTAGGTTTCTTTGTACTTTTTCATTGCTTCGATGCCCGCTTTGTCATTGTCGAACAGGGTGAACACCCGCTGGTATTTACGCAAGTACTCATACATCTCTGCTTCCTTGATCAGTGTATTTTCTGAGTCTGGTACGACGACATCAACATTCTTACATAGTAGTCGGATCACCATACCGTCTTTGAGCGATGAACAAACAACCAGGTATTTTTTACCCATCAGCTGCTCAGAGCCCTGCCGGTAGTCTTTGACTTTGATGAACTTGTACTGTTTGTTTTTGGGCTGGTAGATCTTGTACAGGGTACCATCTTTCTGAAAGTAGCCGTACATGAATTGCCCGCGGATCTCCAGGCTCTGGGGTTCTGCCTCACCTTCCTTACTCATCTTGTAGTACTCCAGCGGTTTAATGTTGTAGTGCTCAAGCATCTTGGAGGGTAGCGCGTAAGAACTCCAGTACGCTTGGTCAGCAGTGGTCCATTGCCGAAGAGCATGCTCTGTGACCTTGTACTTGCTTTTAACCTTGAAGTCGGTAATTTTGTGTTCTACACCGTTGTTCAGCAACACGTAGTCATTGTACGTTTTGATGACACGGGTGCTGGTTTGGCTGAACGTTTCGTTGTGTAATTCCTGTACCAGACGCATAGCGTCACCTGACTTACCTGTAGAGAAGTCTTTGTACATGTACTTTGACTTTTCTTTCGAGTAGAAAATGCACATACTGGGTGTGCGTTCACCTGGGTTGAACAAAGATTGGATTTTAAGGTCCTGTCCGTCCAGTTTTTGATCCAGCTTGCAGTAGTACTCGAATATCCAGGTCTCAGGGATGTCTTGCCAGGTCTGTACTAAAAACTTGGTAGAGATCATAACGTAAAAAAGTAAGGGGTAGCTGTTAGACTACCCCTTTATGATTAGCTGTGCTTAGAGTTCAAACTCTGTAGGTGCCCAACCAGCGGTTGCCGGTGCGGGTGTTGGTGTTTCAGCAGGTGCTGATCCCCAGCTGACAACAGATTCAGCAGCAGGACCGCTGTCTGAAGCGCCGGTAGTGTCTTCTACAAAAGTATTGTAGTCGAACACTGCCACCCTGGAAGGTGTTGTACCTGCTGGCTCAAAGCCTGTGTAATCGCGTGAATACTTAGGAAAGTTCAGGACATAGTCCTTCATACCTTCCCTGTTGATGTACGCACTACCACCTACACACATGTACAAAAACTTACCGTTGTTCAATACCTTGGAAGCGTCTTCGATGAACTTGGCAAAGTTTTGCTCGTCGCCTTCAATAGCATTGAGTTCTGCTCTTACACCCAAAGCGTCTGCCAAACGGGCAATGTCCGCAACCATGTCAAAGATCTTGTTCTTCTTACGACCAGTTTTGGTCACACCGTTGGTATAGGCATACTGCGAAAATCTGATACGTCCGACCTGACCTTTAGCACGACCCAGTGCTTGATTGTTTGGGTCATACCAAAACCCTTCGAAGTCTCCCTCAATCGGTTCGGTTTCCACATGAAGTACGAGGTACTCATTGTCCGGGTTGGATTTCTGCGGCTGTAAAGACAGCTTGAGAATTTTAGCTGTCACGTTACCTGGGCGGATCGTCTTTGTCGTTTTACCGCTTCCTTCTGTCCTGATGTCTTTAGTGTTAAATGCCATGGTCTTGTTAATTTTCGTAGTTAATAATTGCCTTCTTGACGATCTCCAGATCGTTGGGTATTTCAAATTGGTCAAACATTCCTCTTGGACTTTTACAAGTGTTCTCACCGTTGTTCTGTGTCTCAAACACATAGCGCAGGTTTGCGTCCTTGTCTTTCTTTACTTTGCCGAACAGTACGATAGAGAACAGACCTTCCAGGGTCAGTTTGTCATCTACCAGTTTACCGATCGTCTTGGCTTTAACCTTACGACGTCCTTCGAGATCTGTAGATTCTTCTGCGTGGGTAAGGTAAAAGACCATCAGGTCTTCACGCATCAGAATAGGGAGCTTGGCGATGTGAGCCAGCGCAGCACCCATTTGGGTGAACTTCTCAAAGCCTTTCTCTGCAGCACGGTTAAAGTACTCAAAAGCACTCATGTACTGAAAGTCGTCAATGACGATAACTTTGATGTCCTTACGCTCATTGTTGATCACCTTGAGTACACCTTCGATGTCCTGTGGTTTGTGGACGATCGCCATGTTACCCTTCTTGGTGTTGAAGTCAAAGAGCGGATACTTTTTTTTCCAACCTTTGAACGGCAACGGCTTATTGGCGACGTTAATGATAAAGGTCTCTGCTGGATTGAGTGTTTCGATTGAGGTACTTTTACCGCAACCAGATTCTGCGATGACTAGGATAGACTGTGCCATGTTATCTGTCTGTTTTTGATTTGATGATAATGTCGTTTAACCATTTTTTACTGGTCTCTGGTACTTTCAGGTGGATACAAGCCCAGTCACGTCCGGTGAGTTCATTGTAGTGACAGTCTGCCATTTCTGTTACCGGGGTACTGGTGACTACGAATGTGGACATCTGAGGTACTGTGGCAGTGGTTCTGCCGGCAAGCGGGTGCTCCTTTGGATTACCGCTGACCAGTTCAAGCTCAGCGAAGTTCACCAGGTATCGCTCAGAGCTTTTAGGCTTGGTCGGATCCGGCTGAACGATTTCATACTCGCTTTTGAAAAATGGGTTGTAACGAAGTTTGTACAGAACGGGCTCTGTATAAATGGGGTTGAAGTCACCATCTGTCAGTTCTACATAGATGTCTTCTCCGGCAGAAAGCTCTGAAGGAAAGAAACCTATGACACACTCTGACTTACCCTTACGTGCGTAAGGAAGTTTGAGTGCAAAATACGGCGAGAAAATACCCAGGTTTTTGAAGGTATTCTCGTGTCGTTTTTTTAACGTTGTGATGGCGGTAGTCCGGTCCATTTTTTTTTCAGTTGTTGTATACATGTTTAAAAAATTATCTGGTGGTCGGCGGTTCTTCCCGCTCGTGAATCATCATGTGACCATAGTCCTCTCTGAAAAACAGTAGCAGGGGTGCGTTACCGTTACGGTTTTTAAGCACGTGCATACACAGGAGGTCTTTGTCCACAATGTATTTTTGGGGTCCGTACACAGGCAGGTTGTACTTACTGGGTCTGTTGATACCGATAACCACGTCAGCGTGCTGTAGTAAAGCGTCACCTCCGTAAATGTCTGAATCAAACAGGTAGTTACCGTATGTGCCGGGTTTTTGGCGTTCAATGCTTTCGACCTCTCGGTTCAGCTGGGTCAGTACCAGAAACATCACCTTGCGGCGTTTGAGGTCGGTCATCATTTTAGCCAGGTTGTGCAGGGTGTCGAATGTGTCTTTCTCAGTAGCTCCTTTTTGTACCAGGACCGAGTGATCGATGGTGACAATGATGGGTTTGTTGTGCATCTTTAGGGCTTCTTCGATGACCATTTTCATGTCTGATACCGTACCTGCTTTCTCTACGATATAAATGGGTTTGTCCTTGTTGAGGTGGACGTACTTGCGAACTGCCAGCATCTCTTGTTCCTCTAAAGGATCGTAGACGGAGGTCAGTTGCTTAATGGTTTTTCCGGTGGTCGCTGCAAACTCCCTGAGTGCTGTGTTACGTGCCAGCATCTCGAATTGGAAGTCCAGCACAATGAAACTTTGGTCAGGATTGAGGCGGTGTGCTTCACGGGTAATGAGGTTGGTAAACAGCGTTTTACCGCTACCAGGTCTACCACCTACCACCACGATACTGTGCCATTCCAAGCCGTTCATCGTCGCCTGGTTTACTTTCTCCCAGGCTGTTTTGATACTTGGAAGTTCACCCGCCCTGCGTTTAAGCATATAGTCTATAGCAGACTGGTATGCTTCAGAGACGTGCATGATCTTAAAATCGGACATAGATTTAAGGGTGGGTTACTTTTGTAGACGTGAGCTGATAAAGGTATACAATTCACCAGATAAAAACAACAAAACCTCTACAAAAAAATATTTGACAAGTGAGAGCTCTACAATGAGTCGGTCAATGATGACCCAAGTGAGCAAAGAGATGAGAATAGCAATTACCAGTTTGTGTAACCACAGGGGTATCCTCATTTGTCTTTGTCAAATTGCATAATTAGAGCCAGCTCTTCAGCGGACATTTCGCTGAATTCATCTTCCTGGGCTGGGAAATCGTCCCAGAAGACTTCTACCTCGTCGTCACTCATGTGGCGGCATTGCACGGTAAAGAAGTCCTCATTGCCTTGTGAAAAATCGTTACCTGAGTAGTTACCAGGGTAACCAAGAGCGTCATTAAGCAAGTTGCGAAGCTGGTTTAGCCCCTTACGGTTGGCAACAATGCTTACGGGATCACCACTATACTTGGAAGCATAGATTTTCAATAGTGCATCGTTCATAATGCGGGTTTACGGGTGAAAAATCGGTTACAGGACCGTATGGCTCGTGTAATTGGGGGTTACTACGACCTCTTCGCCCTCTGTAACCATGTCGCAGAAATTGGCAAGCTGGGATATGGTCTCGCCGTTTTCAGATTTGAAGATGAAGTACGCCGAGGTCTTCATGTACTTGTAGTCCTCAGCCTTGTACTTTTCTATATACATACGGGTAGCTTCCAGGATCGTCTCCCAGCTGTACTCGTAGTTCTGCATAAACCAAACAAAACGTTTTTGCAGGTCTTTCACATTTACCCTGGCAGGATATCCGCTGGGTAGGTTGCCCTTGGGAAACATCTCGCGGTAGGTGTTGATATGGGTGATGTCCTCTTCAGAGAGTACATACTTTTTCTTACCCATATTGTCAATGTGTTTAACCAACTTGGCAGCTTTGTCGGTGTAGACACCGTGGTCATCCAGATAGCCCCGGGATTTGAGTTGCAAGAGCTCTTCGTCAATGTTGAATACACCCAGTTCCTGACCTTCGATCATACAATACAGGATGTAGAACTCGTTGGGAGTGACTTTGTGTCGGACAATTTCTTTAAAGATCTTTATCATAGTGCTTGCTCATTTCATAAGTGATTGAATTATAGAGACTTGCAAAACGCTCATCAGTAGCCAGCAGGTCATCTGCCTTGCGGGTCAGGTGAATGATCGTCGTATGGTCCCGTTGGATATACCTGCCGATGTCACTGAGTGTGAAATTCAGCCGGTAAGCAATGGAGCAGAAGATCGTACGCAGGTCCACAATCTGTCGTTTACGGGAGCGACATTTCAGTGCCATATCCGGTTTAAGCTCAACAGGAACGCATTCCAGAAAGATCTGCTCTACTTTGGGCAGGGTCAGCAGGTACTTCATGTTGTCATTCTCAAACTTGACGAACTCAGGAACATGGACGTTAACCGATAAACCGGTTTTGTCGTTAAAGTCCCGGGTAAATTTGCTGATCAGACTCAGCGCCAGTTTTCTTTGGTAGTCATCGATTCTCATAACTAATAAATTGTAGAGGTTTTAGGAATTAACGTAGAAATTTTGTATATTATAGTGTAGTGTTGCCTGTCAACAAACTCTCCACATTTAGTCTACAAAAATATAAAAGTTCTACAAATGGTCTGCAAAAAATTCTACGCTCAAAAAGACGCCCACGGCTTTCCGGTACCGGGAACCATGCAGGGCTATGATAAACTCCAGGACTGCAACTGTAATATGGTTGCTATACCAGAAGCTACTCCTTCCGTATTACCTGGTCAGACCCAGGGCTTTCACCCCGGCAAACTCCGGTTCTTCATTCGTCTGGACTGTAACAACCAGATTATTCCTAACAGCTTGATTGCCAGCCAAAAACATCCGGGCGGTAACGTGATAGAATTTAAGAAGGTGTCAGGTACAGCGTTGACTACTACGACTACGACTATCGCACCGACCACGACTACCACAACAGCAGCACCTACTACCACTAGCACCACTACTGTAGCGCCGTAAAATGTTTTGAGCGATGAATCCGAACGTAGAAAGTAAAATCAAATCATGGTTGTTTCCAGGGCTCGTAGCTATTCTGGCGACCATCATCTGGCAAGATGTGAAAGAGATCAAAAATGATGTCAAGGCGCTCATCGCCCAGAGTAACCAGGACAAAATAAGGATTGATAACCTGGAACGCCAGCTTTACGGTAAACCGGTTAGTCAGCGCAAGGACAGCGGTGAAACACCTTTACCTAGCCATCTGTCTTTTCCGGTATTTATGCCGGTCAAGCAGGAAGACTTATACAAGTTGGTCAAGCAGGATATTACGGTTTGAAACACCTTTACATGAAAAACCTACCCAATATAATCGGTCTTGCCTTACTGGCATTGCTGGTCTACTTTCATTTTGACGGTTGTCACGATTTAGTGCCACCTACACCTGAAATTGTCCATACCAGGGATACCCTATGGCAGCATTATGACACCGTGGTAAAAAAACCAATGGTCATTAAGCAGGTCATTCATGACACTATACCGGTTGTTTTTGACGCGCATCCTGATTATGACAGTCTAAAAAACCAGTATACAACACTCGTTAGTCAGTACACAGATAAAAATATTTACCAGGACTCTATTGCTATAGGATCATACGGACGTATCATACTGGATGACACGGTGCAATTAAACAAGCTCGGACAGCGTCATTATCAGCTCAGTTACAGCATACCTACGATAATAGATACGGTAAAAATCATAGAGAAAGCCGCACCAAAACCCGCTTTATATCTGGGTGCCGGTTACGCCACCAATTTGTCTAGCGGGACCTTACAGCTCTCAGCTTTATACAAAGACAAAAAAGACCATTTAAGCGGTGTTTACATCGCACTGTTACCACAGGGTAAAGTTACCTACGGTGTACAGAAATACTGGAAGATTACCCTTAAACGATAAACCACATGAGTAAGATTTTGTCTCTAATCGCCAAAGTACTGGGTCTGCCCAAGAAAGAACTTCCTGTCGTGGCACTCAAGCCTGTAGAAATTGAAGATCTCATTGCTCCTGAAGTAGAAGCAGCTCCAGTTGAGGAGAAACCAAAGGCTAAAAAGCCAAAGGTCGTCAAGAAGAAGCCTGCTGCAAAGTAAAAATACCTACCTATGAAGCTAAGTAAACACCTTAGTTTGGCGGAAGTCACCAGGAGTGAAAGCGCCAAACGCAACGGTATTTCTAACATACCTACTGCTCAGCACCTTGAGAACTTTAAGAAGCTGGCAGAGAACATCTTTGAGCCCATCAGAGAACACTTTGGTGTACCTATTCACATCAGTTCCGGGTACCGCAGTAAAGAACTTAATACAGCTATTGGTGGATCGTTGACGTCCCAGCATTGCCAGGGCGAAGCAATCGATATTGACATGGATGGTGCAGATGCTGACGTCAGTAATGCTGACGTGTTCAACTACATCAAAGACGAGCTCAACTTTGACCAGCTCATCTGGGAGTTTGGTACGGATAAGAACCCTGACTGGGTACATGTATCGTACGAATCAACCGGTAAGCAACGTAAACAAGTTCTTAAAGCTGTAAAGGTTGGAGGTAAAACTCTGTATAAACCCTACGTCTAATGGAAAACGCTAAGATGTCTTCCTTCCTGGCTAACAACTGGAGCATTATCGTGGGTGTACTCACGGTATCCTTCGTTGCAGGAGGTGTAGTCTCTGAGTTCAGGCTAATGAGAGCTGAAATAGAAGAGCTAAAGAAAGATACATCTGCCAAGATCCAGCAAATCATAGAGAAAGATGAGCGTAAGAAAGACTGGCTAGAAGAACAAGAACAACGCATTGATGACCTCGAAGAGTATCGTGCTTACGAGGATGGTGTAAACTCTAAAAAATAAAGAACATGGCAAAAGGAAAGGGTGGCGGTGAGTCACGTAAAATAAACTTCGGAAAGCGTCGCAAAGGTAAAGCCTTTAAACGTCGTGGACCTAAAGACAAAGCTGTCTCTCAGTACAAGGGACAGGGAAAATAATAAAGCCGGTTATTACACCGGCTTTTTTGTTTGTCGCTACTTCAGTCGCCACACACGTCTTGCACCATTGAGTTGCAGTCGTGAGGTTATGTTAAAACCTGGTTGAAACTTTGCAAACTGTCTTGCTGCATACAATAACGTGTTTGCTTTCTTAGCATTTTCGTCGTTTGCAGGTATTAAAAAGCTGTCACCAACTTTCATCAGTGCAAACGGGAACTTGATGTCCAGTGAACTGCTACGTACACCAGTCATGACGACACCTTCTTCAACTTTATAGATGTACGTTTTTTCTCTGAGTTCATCTGCTTTTAAACCCATGTTTGTTTTAATCTTGACGAGCTTAGCTGTACCTTTCTTTGCGACAGTCTTTTTCTTTGGAATAGCCATAGTAATGTTGATTTGTCGCTCAAATTAATACGCTATTGTCGCTTGTCAGACAACAAAATAATACAGTAGTTACCTGATTACTGCAAGGTTACCAGATGATACCTTTCTTCTTTTGCTTGGCTACAGCTTTGTCAATGTCCCAGAAAAGTGTACCACAGTCCCAGGTCTTTGCTTTTTGGTATGCAGCAGACGCTGGGTGAGACGCTGTCAAAACAATATTTTGAGGCATGATCAGGCTTTCAAACTCCTGTGCTTTTTTACCCAGTAACACGAATACGGTACCTGGTGCTGTAAAGTTGATAATATCGATTACGTTAATGATGAAGTCTTTCCACCGGTCGTAGTGTGATCCTACTTTGTTGATTTCACAGGTCAGTGCTGAGTTTAACAACAATACACCTTGGTTTGCCCAGCGTTTGAGATCCGGGTCCATTTGAGAGTCATCAACCGCAGGTACGTGTGGGTAAACGGCGTCTTTGACTGCGCGAAATAAATATTGCATGGAAGGTTGTTGTTTACCAGTACGGCTGCAAGAAAACGCCAGCCCATCTGCTACACCCATGTGAGGATAGGGGTCCTGCCCAATGACAACCACTTTAAGGTCGTCAAACGGACATTCCATAAAAGCACGAAAGACGTACTTGAGTTCAGGGGTAAATTTCCTGCCTTCCCGCGAGTCTGTATAGAGTAACTCCAGCAGATCAGTGAACTCCTTACCCCGTAGAAACAAGCGGAGCTTTTCTGCCCAACCTGACGGCACGAGCATATCATAGAGTCGCTGCTGCGTCTGTGTAATAGTTGTGGATACGTCTGTAACCATGATGAATTAATTTTATAGTTAAATCACTAATCTATGCAAGCTGAAAGTATAAAGTCAGACGCACTCATCGATATTAAGATCGGTGTTGCTTTTTATAAAGACCTCCAGGAGTCTATGTATTACCTGGTTAATCAACATACCGATGAAGAGTTGCAACAGCTTGCTGATAAACTCAACAACGGTCAGGACCAAAACCTGGAAGACTGGGAGAAAGCTGTACAGGCTGTGATGTTGCTTTGTACAGAGATTGAAGAGCGTGCCAGAGAACAGGGTAAAACAGAAATGGTAGAAATACCGGACTAAAAGTAAAAGTCCATCATCCTGCCAAGTTCTTTGAGTGCTTCAATGACAAGGGCTAGTTCGTCCTTGTTGCATTTACCCAGGCTTTTACATTCGATGTATTGCTCGCCGCCAACTTCACGCACGATACATAGACCTGCGCGTCTTTTGACCAGCAGCTTCATATCTTCAAAAGTTTCTCCGATAAATACTGCTAATTCCCGGATCATTGCGTGGACCATCGCCAGCTGTGCCAGCGTACCGTCATCACGTTGATGTTCCATATAGACTTCCACCAGCGAGTCAGCAGGAAGAGAGTCGATAAAGTGTTTATACTTTGTTTCATCTGTCTTTTTGCTGTACACCAGTCCGGTGGAAGTCTTTTTTAATATGCCTGTGTAGTGCTTACTCATTATACACTCCTTTCGTATGTCAAATTCTGGTAGGTAATCTTGTCCTGGTCAAAGTCTTCCAAGGCAGATTGTACCCATCGTTCATCTACCGTGCCGGCGTAACAAAGTACGTGGGCAGTAGCTGTTTCGGTAGGGTTTAGTCTGAGCAAACGTCCTATACGTTGAGCACTTTTGCGTTCATTGCCGTAGGAGTGCATGATGATGCCTTCTTTAAGACCAGGTATAGAGATACCTTCGCTCAGCTGCAACACACAACCCATCTGCTTGATCATACCTTTACCAAACAGTTTTAGGTTGTCTTCGCTGTCTGGGTTACGGGAATCATACGTTACAGCACACACTTTACGGGCTTGTTCAATCGTATTGGCAAAGACAATACACTGCTCTGTACTCTGACGTAACAGCATACGGGTGTATCGTTCCTTGCTGGGAAAGTCCATCATCACACGCATACGCATGATTGAGGCGATCTGCTTTTCCTTTGGTGTTTTTGCCTTGTCTACCCGGTCACTCCAGTATTCATACTGGTTGAACTCAGAGGTGTAGAACACACCCCCGTTTTTCTTGCTTACTGCTACATCCCGGGCAGTACCCAAGGGAAGCATGTGCACGATGATTTGGTAGTCGTTGAGGATCCGGTCATCCACCGCGTCTTTGACAATGTAGGTATAGATGATCGGGCAGAACCTGGAGACCATCTGACCTTTTTCAGACTGTTGCATCTTAGGAGGTGTACCGGTTAGACCGAGTATACGTCCACTGTATGCGTTAAGCCACAGCTCGTGGGAGAACAACAGTGAGTGACATTCATCCAGTACAAGGACGTTGTAGTCCTGCGGGTTAAGTTTGGTCATAGACAGGTACGTGGTGAACGTGACTTTTTCCAGTACTTCGGGAATACCGAATTTCTCGGCGTCGTTTTTCCACGATTCGAAAATGCTCAGCTTGGGAGCAACGACCAGTGCTTTGAAGTCGTCATCCTGAGAGCTTAGTATGCTAAGGTACCGCAGCCCAATGAGGGTTTTACCAACCCCCATTGAGATGCCAAGACCACAGCGTTTCATGTTTAATACTTTCTGCAGGGCTTCCTGCTGGACTTCGTTACGTTTAGACATAATCTAATTGTTCTATATGCGCATAATGGTACGCTGCAACGATGACTTGTAAGTGAGCCATCACTTCACGGTCTGCCCGTGCGACGGTCTGGTGCAAATCATTGTTACAGATTGCCTGCACGGTACTACCTCCGGGAAGATACCCGTCACGACACATCATTACCGATGCGGTAACATCAATGATGTGTGGGGTAATATTTGGAACCATGTAGTACTGCAGGTGTTTTTCTGCGCGTTTGTAATACGTTGGAAATAAATCTTTCTCCATAGTTAAAAGCGTTTACCGAGTTGCTGTTTTCTGATCCACTCACCAATCTCAAAGACAACCAGTCCGATTGCAATAGCACACCATGCCAGGATGGGCAGGGGCCACGCAACAAACCAGACCAGTGGTAACAACCAGTTGTCGTCGATTTCAAGTTTGCGCACAAAGGAGTTCATGAACCAGTAGATAAAACCAATAGCAAAATAAATGATGAAGACCATGGTCATTATTTGATAAAGTAGTGAAGGTTGATAGCAGGCTCAACGTGTGTGTAACGGATAACCATCATGAGGTTACCGGAGTCGGTGAACTTCACGACGTCGAAACCAACTTCTTCTTCTCTACTCACATCATAGGCTTTGAACTTTGTGACCGAGTAGTTTTTGTTGTACTCTTTTACACCCGTGTTGGGATAGGTCTTGATCGTTATTGCTTTTTCTGCATGGAATGTGATGATGTTGCCCGTGACTGAGATGTTGATATCGGCGCTTGTGTTCTTATACACGTCGTCCCACTGACTGGTGTAATCATTGTACTGGGTCATGTACGTGTAGTAAGCGTTGTAGTACGTGGTTTTCTGTGCGCTGGCGTTTAGTGACACCAGGACAAATAAAGCAAGAATGATCTTTTTCATGATTGTTCTTTTTGTGGTTCATTATTGAGTCTGCTCTCTGACAGACCTAGCTCCTTGGCGTCAGCCGGGTGCTCCTCGATCCATTGATGGCAGCTACGACAGACTGGTAACCACGTAGAAATATTCAGGTGATTTTCCAGTCTGCCGGCTTTGTGATGAATGTCTGTAGCTGTACGGGTGCACTTGGGTAAGTACGCCTGGCACTCTGGATACATGGCAAGAAACGCAAGACGCTTTTTGGTATACTGATCCATCACCTTCTGCATCTTGGCAGAACGTGGTTTGATGGCTGCTGGTTTGTCCAGCTTGTACCAACAGTCTTTACAGTATTTTTCCCGTCCCTGGTTTTTCCAGATTTGCTTGAGTTCTTTACACCCATGGCAGGGTTTCAGCTTGACTTGGATCATTCGGTCTTATTTACTGAGTTTTTACGTACAATCAGTCCGTCCTGAACGCTTTTACCCAGGATACTGACGGGGTTGCGGATCTTATCGACGGTGATGGGACCATCCGCTAATAACTTTTCTAGTAACAGGCGATCTACGTCGTTCTCGGGTATCAGTACCAGCTGTGTGGTACCGTTAGAAATAAAAATGTGTTCCATTTATTCTTTTTTGTCGGGTTGAAAAATTGTCATGACCGTCTCCAGGATCTCTGGTTCGGCTTCTATGATCAGCTCAGTGAGTGTTTTGAGCTTGTCACGTATAGACTTCATAAACAGGTAGTGCTTTCCCTGCAACATCTCGTCAATCAGGTCTTTGGGTATCGGGGTCTCTACATTGATGACACCCATTTCTGTGGGCACACGTTGTTGGAGGACCTTAGCCTTGTGGACTTCTTCGTATTGACGGGTGATGCTCTGCGCTACTTTGTACAGGAATACGATTTCTTCATTACTTAGGTTGTGATAGCTCATAGTGTATGGTAGGAAATAGGTGACGTTCTTGCAGATACTGCAGGACCTGGCGTTCACTGACCAAATCAAAGATGTTGATCTCGTTAACGTCCATTTCCGGCTTCTGTCCTTCACCGAGTTCTACAAGCTGACGTACAAAAGGAGAGCGTGGAAAGAGCTTCAGCAACAAGGAGTCTACCTTGGTGTTTACGATCTCGCGCTTCCAGTTGTGCAGTACGCGTTCGATCTTTGAACCCAGTACACGAATGTTGTACTGTCGCATGATAGGTAGTTCATTGATCTCTTCTTTGGTCATGTGCTGACGGGCATACAAAACGTCATCGAGCATCTGCCGGTAAGCAGAGGGAATGTAGTCTTCCTTGGCTTGCATGGCTTTAACACCGTGTAAAGTCTTACCAAAGAGTTTGATCTCCCTGTTAGGGTCGGGCTGGTCGATAGGATATGTGAAATGCTTTCTACTGTCCGCATACACAACGGTTATTCTATCTGCATTGACGCAGATCGATTTACTGTGGTCCACCACAGCCTTTTTTTTCTTTATCATACTGATAATTTAGAGAGGTGAAGGTATACAAAGATATAGAGTTCTACAAATAGCAGGCACAAAAAAAAGGACAGATTGCTCTGTCCTCTATTTGTGTCTTGTATAAGATAAGGGGTTATTCTTCTTCGGGAAAGTCATAGTCGACCTCTTCCTGCAGCGCAGCAGGGTCATCACCGATAATGATGATCGGTGGCTCTTCTACATCAGCCGGAGGCTGTTTCTGAAGGACGCTGCCAAAAAAAGGGTTCTCAATGTTTTCCCCGTAGTTAAGCGCGATTAGGTATTCCAACTCTTCGTCAGACATGTCCAAGTACTCTTCTACGGATATTTCTATGACTTTACCGTTTGGTAAGTTATATAACATGTAGGATATGGATTATAACCAAATCTACATTGTAGAAGTCATAGTACCAAGAGGTCTACAAGAATTGCTGTAGTATACCGCTATAAAGATCAGCGCTTTGTGACGCTCATCTTGCGTACAACCCCTTTCCAGTAGGCGTTCGTTTTATTGATTGCTTCCTGGCGTTTAAGTAATTCTGCTCGCAACTCCTGGTTTTCTTTTTGGAGCGTCTTGATCCGGGACGAACCCGTGAGCCAATCCAGTAATCTTTTGACCATACGTTTAGTATTTAATGTCTACCATACCATTTTCGACAGCTACGCGTGCGGGGCTGTCTACAGAAAACTCCACACCATTGACCCTGAATTGAAGGGTACTAGACGCAGGTTTAACTGTACGTGGGGTTTGCATTACTGCAGGACGGATGGTCTTACGAGCTTTACGTGTACGAAAAGGCTGTACAGTGCCCGCTTTTACGAGTTTTTTACGCATGTTTACTGCGTGTGCATAGCTCACACCTAAGCGCTCAGCGGCGACTGTAGGAGTAATACCTGAAAGCAAGAGCGCACCGAGCTGGTTGCGCGTTTCGGGGTTCAAACGTGTCCTTGTCATAAACTAACTGTTTATTGGTTTGAGGTGAAAAAAACAAGAGGGGAGATAAAATACCCGGCACGTGAGCACCGGGTATTGGTCAGAAGTCAACGCGGATTTCACCTTTGGAGATGACGACCTTTTTAGCCTGAGCGGAAACCTCGTAAGAAACACCATTAACAATAACGTTGGTGTTTGTAGAGGCTTGTGCTTTAACTGAGGGTACTACCACACTGTTTTGGGCTTTGACAGATCCCTGCGGAGCGACAGCTCCAGTGGGACGTCTACCCTTAACATTGGGAAAGTTGACACCCTGGTCGCGCAGTTGCTTCTTGAAGTTATGGACAGATGAAATCGCAACTCCAAAGTGTTTGGAGATGTCGTCGGGTGCTACCCCGTTGATTACCATCTGTTTCAACTCTGCCTTTTCGGCTTCGTTGAGGCGCTTGTGAGACATAAAGGTTCTTGTTGTACAAAATTACGTATTAATAGAGAATAAACTTTAAAAGTTTACCAATATTGCTTGTAGAACTTATTTATTGTCTCTAACATTGCTCTACAATGGACAAACGCGTACTTAATTTTGAGGAAGGCTGTGCTTACCTGGGGTACAAGAAGAGCTATGTGTACAAGCTGATCAGTGCCGGCAAGCTGCCGTATTCCAAGCCCAACGGTAAAAAGATTTACTTTGACCGGTTGAAGCTGGAGGAGTGGATGCTGTCTAATGCCTATGATGGGAACATGGACGCACTGGTCAGTGAATACCTGACCAGGCGTACCGTGTGAGAGTTACGTTCAGCTGACGTTCCGCGGGTCATTCTACGAGTAGTTAAACCCTTGTCAATCAACGTTTTAGAAAAGAACTGTTGTGCCCAGAACAGGAACATCAGGGGGGAATCCAACGTATTGACATTCAGGCTGTAACGCAGTACCAGCAAGGCTTTGCTTAGATTTTCGTCGACTTTCATTTCCTTTCATATACGCTTGTTTTCACAAAAAACGTTCCGTATACGTTCCGCGGATATCGCTCAGAATGACTAGTTTTATGAGCAATAACAGCATCCTGCATGAGCGTCAAAATACGAAAACGTAAAAACAAAGACGGTACAGTATCCTTGCGTCTGGATATTATACACAACGGGGAGCGTTGGTACGAGCCACTCGACGGGTTGAAACTGTCCAAAGGCAATACCCTGGTAGAAAGAGAACAGAACAAGAAGAACCTCAAGTTGGCTGAAGCCATACGACACACCAAGGCAGTAGAACTTTCTGCGGCTGACTATAACATCATCACCAGCACCCACAAGCATATCGAAGTAGTCAGGTGGATGAAGGACTACATCAGCGAGTACACCAAGAAAGACATCCGCAACATGGAGGGTGCCAAAAATCGTTTCAAGGCGTTCGTCAGTACCAAGAAGAACAAAGTCACCTTTGGTAACATCGACGCACTGCTGATCGAAGCGTTCATTGACTACCTGGAAAAGCACAGTGAGGGAGAGGGTGCCAACTCTTACTACGCCAGGTTCCGCAAAATGCTAAACTATGCTTGTCGTAAGAAACTGATGTCGTATAGTGTACTGGCAGAGGTCAAGAAACGTCCCAAGGGGAAAGCTTCTAAGCGGGATATACTTACCCTGGAAGAATTAGAGGTCGTTGCGCGTACCCCTATGGAATCTCCTGAAGTACGTCGTGCTGCATTGTTCAGTGCAGTAACCGGGCTTGCCTGGGTAGACATAAAGATCCTGATGTGGCGTAACGTTAAGTATACGTACAAAAAATTAGAATTTGTACGTACAAAGCAGGAAGACTACAACGAGAGTGTGACTGTACCATTAAATGACACAGCTTTTATTCTACTGGGTGTCAAAGGCGATCCTGATGAGCCTGTTTTTAAACTACCTAGTGCTAACGGTGCAAACAAGACCTTGAAAAGATGGGTCAAGCGTGCAGGTATAGACAAGATCATTACGTGGCATAACCTCAGACACTCATTCGGAACAAACCTGATACTGAATAAAGTCGATTTACTGACCACAGCCAAGCTGATGGGGCATACGACTACCAAGCATACGATTCGTTACGTCAAAGCATCTGAGGAAATGCAGCGTACAGGAACTGAGAAGATCAACATCAAGCTTGACCTTTAGAATGCAGCGTTGTTAAACGCTTTGTGCGTTTTGGCTGCGGGTTCAAAGTGAAACAGTTGATTTTCTACGTATGATTCTTCTTCTTGGTTTACAGGTATATGCTCTACTTCTACAAGCAGCTG